ATCCGGATGATGCAATCCGGCTTTTTGATTATATTGGATACAAGCCTGAGGTTTTGCGGTACTCGATCACAGATCAAGCGCCCTATGACCTCGCATCACCTGGATTCTACTATTATGATAGATTGAGTCCTGGTGATTGTGGAGCTCCTTTGTTGGGGTTCCGACCTGATGGATCGGTGCAGATTTTGGGTCTCCACACAGGAACCCGACTGACGTACAGTCCAACAGGCAGTGCAGTGCCTATCTATCGTGATATGTTCGAAAATGAACGTTTCATGACAGAAATGGGCTACCATTTGGTCGCACCCCCTACAAGGGAGCGCATGGATTTGGCAGCAGATTTGGCACTACCCCCCAACTTTGAGTTGGTGGGTGAGTTGTTGAATCCCAAGTCTTCACATGCAAAGAACAAGATTGTGAAGTCACTTTTGGCAAACCACGAACTGGTTGCCGGTGTGACTCACTTGCCCGCCTATTTGGGAGGGAAACGAAAGTCTAGTTTTGATTTGCTCCTTCAGGCAATGAAGGATATTGCCCCAGAAGGGGCGAAGACGAAACCATTTCCAGATGAAGTGGCAGAGCCAGTGATCCAGCACATGGAACATTTGGCGTCTACCAAAAGAAGGGCTATTTTCGCACCACGCGATTTTAGCCAGTTTGAAGCAATGAACGGAGAAGATGAGGAAGGGAAGCGGATAGAAGGACTCTACCGCCTCAACCTCAATCGCACAGCCGGGGCTCCCCTGGACGAGTTGCGACCTGCCGGCCAAAAAGGCAGGGCTTTTCTCGTTGACAAGGATTTGAAAGGGAATATTCGGCTGAAGCCCGAGTACCCTACCCAGGCGTTGATTGATGAGATCATCGCACAGGAAGGACCATTGTTTTCGGCGTTTCGGTTGGGGCTCAAGGAAGAGCTCCGCCGTCCGGCGAAAGTGATGCGTCCCCGTTTGATCATGTATTCACCCATTCAGTTGACTATTGTCATGAGGATGGCTTTTGGTGCATTTATGCTCACGGACACCTTCAAACATGGTGTTCCATCGAGCGTTGGCATCAATGTGGATTCAGCAGATACAAATGCACTTGTGGAACGACTTTTGTCTAAGATGCGGAAAAAGCTCCTCGACGGAGATTTTTCGTTCTTTGACTCTTTTGTCAATTCTCAAGTGATTGAAATGCAGAAGCGCGTTACCGATGCTTACTATGGTGAGGTCGGAAACAAGAAGTTGCGTCATTGGTTGATTGAGAATTGTATGATTACTCATATGATTCTTGGTCATTTGTTGATCCGTAAGGACATTGGTGGAACTACGGGAAATCCCTGGACGGTTCACTCAAACAATATGCTAAACGAGTTCTTTCAACGTTGTGCCTTCAGAGGCATGGCTTTGGAAGAGGACGAGAAGTGGGCTCCAGCAGAGCTCTATGATGTGGCATGTGAGTTGGCCACCTACGGTGACGACTTTGCAGAGTCGCAGATTGACGAAGTCAATTTTCTCACTTTTCCAAAGAAGAAGGCTTACTTTGCCCGCTATGGCATTGTTATGACTGATCCAACCAAACAAGAAGGCTTGGAGGAGAAGAACTACAAGACCATTCATGAAATCTCATACCTGGCTCGACGGTTCAGGTATGATCCAGAAAAAGAACTGGATGTGGATTGGTTGGCAGTTCCCTTCAAGGAGGATTACAGATCTCTGAAGTGGGTTCGCAAGGACCTGGATTCAGAGACCGCCTTGTTGCAGAATGCGACTGGAATTTTATTCCGGGCCGTTGGATACGGTAAGGTGGGATTTGCAAAAGAATTGGCCAAGCTCACACAAGCGTTGGCTGACGTCGGAATTAGTGGAACGCTCCCCGGCTGGGGAGCGGTGAGCCGCAATTTCCGTACCAAAGAGTACAACTACACGGAGACAACGGAGACAAACACTCTGTTTGATCTTGACTTGATCGAGGCTCCCGTGCGGATGTGCAAACCGGACTTGGACGCTGTTAGGGTGCCTCATTATCAGGAGACACCCCGATGGATGTGTGCAAGAAAAGCAGTGACGGAGCCAGCCCATTTTGGTGGGTTCAACTGTGAGATGGAGATAACAAATGATAAAGTGGTGGCGCCCGAAGTGCCCCCCGAACCATTTGCTCCTACAAAACCAGTTGAGAAGTTCGCGTCAATGAGCGTGGTGACAGTTGAGGATTGCATGAAGCGATTCTCTCCTGCCGCCATTGTTTCAAATGCATCAACGAATACAATTGTTTGGGCAGCCAGTCGGTGGATTGTAACAGCTTCGGCTTCGCAATTCGCTTCATGGGATGCTTATTGGGGATCACCATTTCGGTTCTACTATGGACCGGAGGTGCTCTACGTGACAGGAGGAACTAAGAAAGTGACGGTATCAGCAGTGCCACAAATGGACTCTGGTATCATTAACAATGCGTTCAACACGCAGTTCTTGATTCCCACGAATTCAAACTTTTCTGGTTCCATGCCATTAGCGATTGGAGATCCTTCGGATGTCCCTTTGCTGGTGCAGGTGCCTGGACAGCATTTGACTCCTGAAAATTTGGTGCTCATACCTCAATCTGAGGCTGAGATCATTGATTCAGGAATCGACCCTGATTTGTATGGGGGCTCGTTCGTGTTCACTAATACAGGTGACACGGCACGGGTGCTCCGCACGATTGGAGATGGGTTCCGCGTTTGTTTGCCTTATAAGCTTCGACGCCGGCGAGTCCCAGGATTCGCTACGGAAGGAGCGGTGGCAACGAAAGCGGCTGCTGGTATCAAGGTTGCTACTGGTGCGTATGCAAACGTGCGCCAGTTGGCAGATCGGGCTGTGGACGTCGCGAACAAGACGGCCTCAGCCTTTTCAAACTTTGATACACCAGCAGATGGGAGTGATGCCCAGCCAGTGGTGCCTCGTTTCTCAATGAATATTGCAAACATGGATGGGTTGCGACATCCCCAGCTGTTGGGACCTCTGCAAGGAGAACCACCAGTTTTGGACATTCCAACCGGAACGACGGAGCCTGAGACTCGTCTGATGACTCTTGCGATGAAACCTACATTGTACACGACAGTACGAGTGGATATCACGCAGGAGGCAGGGACGGTATTGCTTCGCATTCCCATCACCCCGTGTCCGGCGATCAATCAGATCACGGACGCAAACCTCTTCCAGGTGACTATGATGGAGCACATCGCTACGCCATTTTCATTTTGGAAGGGAAGTATTGACTTGACAATTCAGTGTGTGGGGCCTCCACAGGCCAACATGCGGTTGGGCATTGCTTCCAGGTATGGAGCGTGGGGCGAGCCGGTGACGGTAGCCCTGTTCTCTGGCCAATATGGGACAGTGTTCAATTATGGAACTGATGACACACTCAAGTTGTCAATTCCTTTCAATTCACCTAAGAATTGGTGCCGGACTATATCGACGCCTGGCGAACCAAACTTGCCGGTGACGAGCATTGGGGAGATCATTTTGGTAGTGATTACCCCATATCAAGTGAATGAAACTATGGCAGACAATATGGATGTTAATATCTTTTTGTCAGCCGGACCAGACTTCGAACTCAAGACGCCATGTGAGAATTTGGCATTCGTGACTATGGATGATGGGACTTTGGAAAGAAAGAACCACTTTGCAGTCGAGATGTTGAAAACAGGCGGGTTGGGAGGCGATCTCTTGGATGATGAGAAGAAGGATGTGGATGCTCGGCCCTTAGGAGGGCCGGAGCGACACACCACCCCAAATGACGGTGTGGACTCTTTTTGGCAGCGCAGCTTCGTGTTACCCGACGTATCATGGAGCAGTGCAGCCACTCAAGGGACTGTCATTTGGGCGAAACTTTGCCCACACGAGATCATTCCTGATGGTCCCGTTCGCACTATCACCTCAAGCTTCATGTACTATCGAATGGAGTTGGAGTTTACCTTTGGATTGAGCACGACGCTCACCCAACAGGGCCAATTGGTGGCGTTCTACGCGCCCCTTTTGGTTGACCCCAATTCCTTGACTGTGTATGATGTCCTGTTGTTGCCGCATGTGCTGCTTAAGGCAGGTCGAACAACCGCCGGAGTAGTCCGTGTGCCTTATGTGCACCCCCGCAATGCCCTTCGGGTTGGAGCTGGTGATTGGACAACACAAATGGGATCTATCTCCCTAATGGTGTTCAACCAGCTCAAATCTGGGGAGTCTGCGCCAGACACCCTTCCAACCATTAACGTATCCGTGAAGTTTTTGAACATGGACCTCTCAGTCCCTGATCCAAACTCTCCGGTGTCGTCCTTGGTTGCACCTGCGTTGGGCTTCATCCCAGAGATGAGAGCCAACAAAGAACGCATTCAGTGGCTTCAGGAGCGCATGTCCTACCCGTTCGGTTGGAAATCGCGCTACCATCGCCGCTTGCTGTACAAAGATAAAGGTGCAGCGAAGTGGAGAAAGAAGCAACTGGTGCAACAAGGTATTGAGCCCAATCCTGGGCCCCCTACCTACACCTTTGAAAGCCAGCATCCCTGGCCTTACAATTACATTTTTGATGACCCATTGTTGAGAATTTCCGGCTATCAACCGCCTGGAACGCCCCTGCTCTTGTGGGCTCCCGAACACGACGACATCGTGGCTGGTCTGAACTATCATGAACAGATCAGAGGAGAGTTGCCCCCAGAAGCAAAGGACTCTGCAGTAGTCATCTTGCCGCCATCCCCTGAGACGGGAGAATGGCATAACCAATTTCCAAGTTGCGTGTTTGTTGGTCAGAATCTTGCTTATATGCAATGGTCTGAGACAAAGCGTGATCCCAAATCTTATTTTGAGGCGCACAATACCGAGCGCTTCAATTTGTTTTGTGGTCGATCATCAGCTTGGGGCTTCTGTGCGACATGCGGAGGCTCCAAGTGCACGTACTGGGGAATGGCAGCAGACTTCGACACCCTTCGCTGGTGTGACGCAGAATGCAATCGGAGATGGTGCCAGGAGTACGGCCAAGAAAAGGGCATGTGCTTCGTGTGCAACAGAATCATGGTTGACGCAGATGGGAAACCAGTAGGAGAAGTGTTGTCACTGCCCCATACCGACCTCAGGTTTGGGCCTTGTGCACATTTCTTTAAATGCTTCGACTGTGGAGTTCACTCCGCACCCCCAGCAGGGGGCAACTTGC